GCCATCATCATTTTGCCTTGAAACTTAATCGCATTTGATTTCTCTTTTTCCGCAACAATTGTTTCATATTCACCAATCATTTCATCTAAATCAGAATCCATAGTATAACGTTTAGACAAGCTTATGCCTTTTTTTTCTAGATCATCTAACTTCCGCACATATTTGAATTTTTCACGCAGCTCTTCTTCCTTTGTTAGTTGGGGTTTTTGTTGAGCTTGCTCTAAATTTATTGGAATGTTATTAAATTTACCATATCCATCCCACGTTTTTGTTTCATTCATATTTGCTGTTGATTTGCCTAAATTATTTGTATCAGAGTCAAGATTTTGCGTAACAGGTTTAACATTTTCACCATCTACTTTGCTTGAACCAAATAAATCACCAAATATTGATTTTTTAGTTGTAGTGCTTTGTCCAAATTTTATTTCTTTTTTAGTGTCACTGTCTTTGTCTTGATAAAATGGTTTTTCTGGTTCGTTAGTTTGTTCAGTGTCACTTATGTTAGATGCTAGATTATTTAATTCGCTTTCTAAATTTGTAATATCTTCAATATCAATTGATGAGCTCGCTTTTTTGTCATTTTTATTTTTAACATTCATTAATAGTTCAATACCTCCACCAAAATTTGAGGTAGGCTTGCTTTTAACTATATCATCATTGTCAAATGATTCGTTAAATTTGAAATCTGGAATGCTAAAGCTATCAATATTTAAAATTTCTGGCTCTATTTCGACTATTTCCATTACTCCTATTATGATTTAAATAGAAGTTTAATTTTTAAATACTCCGCAAACAATATTATATTAATTAATTAATTAATTAATATAAATTATTAAATTGTTAATATAATTTAATTCTTAATATTAATATAATAATAAGCTTGTAAAAAACAGTCAGCTAAGTCATCTTTTTTTGAATGTTCAGAAAAAAAAGACACCTCATTAGTCATATTATATTTTTTTAATACTTCTTTTGTATGAAAAATACTTAATTTTTTTCTTTGCGCGTAAGTAATTTTATTAGTATTAACGCTTGAATTGCTTATATCTTTTAAAAAGGATTTCAATTTATTAGTTGCGGAAATAAAGTATATATTATAATTGTTAGAATTTATAAAGTATTGCGCTATCATACCTTGAATTGTTTTCATCCGATTAGCGATTGGACTTATTTGATTTTCTAAGATTATTTTATCCAATGTCAATATATTGTAGTCTTTAAATAGTTCATTTAATCGATCCTTAATATTAATTCCAATATGAACCAAGTTCATAGTATTTGCACTGACGCTTTGAACTGCTTCTAAGCAATGTTCATTTAAATGAGTTTCTAATAATACAATTAACATGGGTTTTTTTATAGACTTATCAAAAACTAGTTTATATTCGTCTGCAAGTGCACTAAGCTTTTTAAGTGATAGTTTATGTAACGTTTTAATATTACATAATGGGATGCTATAGGCTGTTTTTTTTGCGTGTATTTTACAATAATAAGTACTATTTTTAAAAAATGCCGGTTTGTTTTTACATAAATGGTGTGCGCAATTATTATTGTTGCTACATAAATTTATTACATCCCATTTTATTATTTTAAAATCATTAGCTTCATTTGTTTCGATTATAATAAATGCTAAATTCTTTATACCAATATCTATACTTAATAATTTCATAGTTATATAATACTTGTTTAAATAAGTATTATATAGTTATTTGTAAAGTTAGTACACACTAATTAACGTAACGCAGCTACGCATATGGAGTAATGTATTCTTGAAATATAGTATAAAATCATATTACTTAAGAACGACATAAAATATGCGCCCATCGCATATTGAGTATTCTTTCTAAATAAACCCAAAATAAAACCTATAAGCGCGGCAATGGCAAAAAACAAACTGATTAGTCCAAGATAGTAAAATAACATACAATGGTCGCGACTAAGAGGAGTCATCAAATTATCGAAAAAATTCATATTTTTATATAATAATAATATAATAAAAATATAATAAAAATATATTAAATATAATAAAAATATAATAAAAATATAATAAAAATATATTAAATATAATAAAAATATATTGTTAAAAATATAACAACAATTCTTTAAATTACTTTTTATTAATTACTAATAATATACTTTGTAACATGTTTTTGCGCGTCTAATTGTTGTTGGCTTAAATATATATTTTTTAAGTTGCTGGTTTCATAACCATATGGCTGATCGCGTGTCAAAGTAGACATAAAAATATATGGTGTTTTACTAGTAGCATTATTTGAATTTGTGCTATTATAATAAGGACATACACTACATTCATTACAAGCAATTAATTGATTATTTTTAATTAGCGCATCACTATTTGTTTGTAAATATTTTCTATAATCACTATTTGTTCGTATATTATTTCTATGTTTTAAAACATTATCATTTAAAACAGATGAATTATAATCGCTAAATAATCTTGAGTCGTCCATTAATGGTGGATAATTAAAATGAATGTTATTTGAACCATTATAACAAGTTCCCCAACTCATAAAATTAATATTATATAGTAATAATATTAATTTTTATAACATTAATTTATAAATTAAATACAACAAATAACACTAAATAACACTAAATAATACTAAACAAAGTTTTCTAAAACATAGTTTTCTAAAACATAGTTTTCTAAAATAAATCTTTATTTACTTTTCCAGGTAATCCATGACCGAAGACAATCATATATATTAAAGCTAGCGCTGCCAATAATATACTTCTATTTTCCGCAACAACATGTCTCTGTTTAAGACCATATATCATTAGTACATATAAAACTAACCCAATTATTATAGAATGTACTAACATCATCAGTCCAGACTCCATTTTTATATATATTAACTATACAATTTATTTTTGTAATAATTTAACCAAGTCGTTTTTTTTCAATTTTAGTGCCTCCTCATTGTCTAAGATATTTTTTGTAACAACAAGTGCTCTTAATTCATCTATTCTCATTTTGCTATAGTTCTTTTTTTCTACTTTTTGTGTTGTTTCTGAATTATTTTCTAAACTAATTACTTTCGAAGTAGGTTCTAACTCTTCATTAAAATCACTCAATACAATTGGTAAATTTTTAATAAATATGTCTTCATCATTATTTAAATAATTTGAAGTGCTACTAATTTCAACTAGTTCTACATTATTACTAGTATTACTAGGTGTTTGACTCGATTGAATTGTTTCATAAAATTCTTTATTAAGTGCTAATGGTTCTTTTATATCAAACACTTTAGTATTAGCATCCTCATCATCATCATCATCATCATCATCGTCATCATCGTCATCATCATCGTCGTCTTCATCATCATCATCGTCATCGTCATCGTCATCTTCATCATCTTCATCATCATCATCATCATCATCTTCATCTAACACATCGTTTTCATCATCAGAAACATTTATTTTTTTTTCCATAGTTATTTTTTTAACTAGCTTATCATTATTTGTTGTACTACAAATATAATCATCGCATTCTTCAGTACTAGATATTCCATTATTAGTTCCTGATTTATTTATTAAACATAATCGACTCATTTGATTATTATAATTTACTATAAAATTTTGTAGTATTTTACCATGTTCTATTATACTTCTTTCCAATAAATTAAGTCTGCGATAGCAATATAACATTATTGATCCTCCTATTAATAACAATAATCCTAATGTTAATAAAAATCCAGAATCTATAAACTTAAATAAATGTAACATTTATATTATACTTAAATTATATTATTTTAAGTATTGTTTAACGAATTAATATTAATTCATTCCGTTAATTATATTTTCTGGAAATGCCAAGTCTTTAAGCACTTTTTGTGCTCCTTTTACTTTTGATACTCCTTTTTTTATTTTATATGTATATACAAAATCTTTGTCTTTTTTCAATACATTCATACAATAACAGTTGTTTTGCTTCTTTAATTTCCTACATAATTTTGTATAATGTGTCGTTAAAATATAATCTAAATTGCTAAACTTATTTAAATATGTTAAATAACTTAATGACGAACTTAAAGCCTCTTCAGGATTTGTTCCGCTATAAAGTTCATCAAATACACAAAAATGATTTTGCTCTTTGTTACTTTCAATGTTATCTAATATATTTTTACATTGTCTGGCTTCTGCTTGATATAAACTATCACGACCACCTGTATCTGGAATATTTATATAACAGTGTATATAATCATACAGTTTTACTTGTGCTTTATCAAAAAATCCACATCCAATTTGTTGACATAATATAATATTAAATAAACTAGATTTTAAGATGGTTGTTTTACCTGAAGCATTTGGGCCTGTAAGTATTAAATTTTTATCTAAACAATACGAATTTTTTACTATTATTGGATTATCTAATGTTGCCGTTTCTTTTGTATTTAAATATTGAATAACATTTAAATTCGCATAATATGCGTTAGTAAATTTTGTAGGATTAGTATTAGAGCTATTATAAGAACAATAATTCAATATATTTTTACTTACAAATTCTTGCAACTTTTCAATATTTTTAATATATCCATTAAAACCAAATGAAAAATGTAAGCTTGTAATAAATGTCTTATCTTTATTTAAAGAATAAAAACATTTCATTAACTGTCCTAATTCGGTAAGTTTATAAATACTTAATGTATATGGGTGTAACTTTGTTAATTCATTGTAATAAATGGTAAAAATTGTGATATTTTTTCTTAGTTCTTCATTAAACAATTTATAACTATTTAAATACTTTGAATACTTCAAAAAATTAGTATATTTATGTAATGCGTTACTTATATAGTCTTTTAGATCAAACAATGTATTATTTATATATTTAATATTTTTAAAATATTTGATACAGCTTGTAAAATTTAAATACAATTGAAAAATATAAAATCCAAAACTAAATAATAAATAAAGTTTGTTGCTAACTGTTGTTTCGCTAAATGAACTAAATAACTGACCTATAATATGATTGGCAAATACTTTCTTTAAATGCTCAAAATATAAATCAAAAGTTATAGTATAACCCTGTAATTTAATTATAAAAAATGGCAACAATAAAAATATGATTGGAATTAACAGTGAAAATACAGGACTTGAGAGATTATATATACTTAAACATTGCAATAATATACTGTTATTATTATATTTATCTAATAGCGGAATATCAATATATTGATAATTATTAACAAACCCATTATCATATATAATTTTATTACAATTAGTATATAACTCTTCTTCTTTTGTTATGTTAGTATCATCGGCAAAATTCACTTTTTTAATACATTTGTAATTTTTCAATAAATATTGGCTTTCTAGTAAAAACTCTTTATCAATTGTATAATAATTAGACCATCTATTTAAAATGTTCTTTTCAAAAATATTTGTCGGATCAAACACATGATAATATAAATTATAAACACCTGAATTATTATTAGAACTTGGGTTATTTGCAGAGTCATCTTCTTTTGTCACTTTTAATTCTAAATCACTTATTATATTATTATTAAGTAGTTTGAGTTTTGATTCTTCTAAATATTCTATTGGTAACTTAAAGCAATCATTGTAATCGGCGGAGCTATTCTTTTCTTGGTCGTCATAAAAACTTAATACAGTTGATAAAATATTCATTGTGTTTATTAATATTAATACTATACTTTATATATATTAATAAAACGAAAATAATTAAAAGAATAAAACTATTATTAATAATACTATGATTAGTTACACTAGTTCATTTATTAGTGAATATTATTTATCATTAGAAAATAAAACTTTAGACATTCAATTATTAGAATGTCTAAATTCAATATTGGATACAATAAATAATGATATATCATTAAATATTATTGATAATGATAACGATTTTAGATTTAAAAAAACAAAATTAAAAGGTAAAACTAATGATAATTATTATCAACAATCTAATTCTTATAATAACAATAACAATAACAATAACAATAACAATAACAATAACACTAGTCGCTCTAATAGTGTTAAAAAGAAAGAAGAAACTAGAACTAAAATAGAGTTAGTTAAAAGCACAATTAAAAGTATATTAAATAAGCTAGCCCCATCTAATTATGCTAAATTAGAGCAAGAGCTAATAATAATGTATATGCAATTATTAACAAATTGTATAGAAAGTAATAACAATGAAGATATTAATTATATAGATAATTATATTATAACATACATATGTTATAATAATGTAAGTTATAGCACCATTTATAGCGACATATTATTTTCAATATTTAATGTATACTACAATAAAAATTACAAATTAGAAACAATAACACTATATAATTTATTACAAAAATATTATAATGAGTTTTTAGATTTTGATACTATTATTAAATACAATAGTACTAGTATATGTGATGATTTTGTCATAAATAAAAACAATGATAAATATAAGTGTTTTATTATTTTTATAATAAATTTGTATAAGCATAGTAACATTAGTTTATACGACCCATTAAATAACGAGAAGCAAGAGTTTTATACTAACTTTTTCATAAATCACAATTCTATGAAGTCAACACTTTCACACTTTACTGAATTTTTTATAAAAAATTTAGAATTAGAAAATAATAAACTATATTGTGAAACAATACAAGAATTTTTACTAATATTTTGTAGCGAGTTGTTTAAAATTAGCAAAGTTATTAAACTAGCAGACCACAATATAAATATATTATGTAGTCTAGTTGATTCATTTAAGTTGTTATTATTAAACAATACTAGCTATCCTAGTTTTACAACTAAAATTAAATTTAAATTAATGAATATATGTGACAAATATGATGAACTTATCAAAAATTAGTTTATAAAATAGTTTATTTTATAATAGTTTAAACATTTCATATAAAATAATTTATATTATATAATGGTAGTCTCCAACATTAATAATACAATTAAATATGAAGAGACTAAAGCTATAGCAAGTAATGATATTGACGTAGAATCAAGTATATATTCAGCAAAAATATATGATAAAACTATACAATTTGTATTAGGACTAGCACAATTTGAGCATAAAAGTAAAAATATTGTATATTTTAATATATATTTAGCAAATAATGGATTTGTAATAGCTAAAATAGGAATATATGAAACATATAATAATATTTATTCTTCGCTATTAGATGAAGATGGTGATGTTGACTTATCTAAAATGTCCGAACCACTATTGTTTTCATTTGCCAAATCTTTAATTAGTTCATTACCTAATGATATTAGTGTCTTATCAGAAGACGAAGATGAAGATGAAAACGAAGATGAAGATGAAGACGAAGAAACAGATGCTAGCGATGATACAGGCAAAAAAGTCGCTCTATTACCAACAAAACCACCTTTTGATATAATGGCTTTAGCAAGTCAAACAAAAGAAGAAAGCGACTATGAAATTAGTAAATATGTTGAAGATCCAACCCATAATTGGGTAAATAAATATTTGAAAAGTGTAAAATATTCAATAAAAGGAAATGAGGGAGGTGGTGATTGCTTTTTTGCCTCATTACGAGATGGATTAAGATCAGTCAAAATTGAGACATCAGTAAAAGCTATTCGCGAAAAATTGGCAAATGAAGTCGACGAAACAGTATATGCTACTTATTCTGAATTTTTCAAATTGTTTTATGGTGGTATGAAAACCTCACAAACTAAGCTTAAAGAATTTAAGAGCAAGCATAATACAATTAAGAAACTAATTGGCGGAACAATTGATGGACAAACTAAGAAAAACTTGATTGATGACGCTAAGACTAATTTTAGTAAATATAGTGCCACAAATCAAGAGTCTGATGAATTTCAAGAACTAGTGGAGGAGTTTGCCTTTATGCAAGATGTAAATGATGTTAAAGATCTTAAAAAAGTAATTTCAACTGTTGGTGGTAAATATTGGGCAGATAATTGGGCAGTTGTTACTTTAGAAAGACTATATAATGTAAAGTTTGTTATATTATCACAAACTCATTTTTTGGAAGGTGAAAAAGAATTGGTGTTACAGTGTAGCGAAGCAGATAAACAAATAATGGCAAAAGGATTATTTGAACCGTCGTATTATATTATGCTTGATTATTTAATAAGTAAACATAGCAGTCATTATACACTAATTACTTATGATAAAAATATAGAGCGTGGCGCTTTTACATTCAATGAACTACCCTATAGAATAAAAGAGCTAATTTTAGAAAAGTGTATGGAAAAAATGGCTGGATTATATGTATTGATACCCGATTTTATACAATTTGCTAATAAAAACGGAATAACAACATCTAGTACTAGCACAAAATCTGATTCTTTAGTTGGAACCAGTCCTAATACAAAATATTATAATAAGTCAGTAGTTATTCAAATATATAATAAGTCTAGACACGTAAAAATAGGTCAAGGAAGTGGGGAAAGTATTAACCCCGAATTTAAAACTGCCAAAAACATATTAGAGCTTAATAACAATAAAGAATATGTTGATTGGCGCAAAAAGTTAGACTCTCAATATTTAGTTCCTAATTTAGTAATTGATGGAAAGAACTGGTCTAGCGTTATGCATTATATGTTGGCGGCTAGGTTTAAACCAAGTGTCGAGTTATATAATAAATTTACTAAAGATGGTCAAGTTGGTTCAAATATTGATGATGCCCATAAATTATATAATTCTAATATTTCAAAAAAATCACTTGGTTCTCTAGTAATAGGTGAAGAAGAATTTGCTAAAATGAGATATGGATTGTTGGAAAAGGCGCAATATGCTAAATTTACACAAAATGAAACTTTGGCAAAAATATTGTTATTAACAGGGCAAGCATTAATCAATGTTTATAAACCAGGAAAAGGGGGTGGTATATATCAAGATAATGAATTAATGAAAGTGCGAAGTTTATTAGCAAGTCCAAAACCAACATTAGAGTTAAAACCAAGACAATAATGTTTTTTATTAATTATTATAATTGAAATAAATAATTTAATACTAACTTAGTATTAAATTATATTATATTATATGACTTATACTTTGTTAATTGTTGAGTCTCCCGCAAAATGTGGCAGCATAGAATCATTTTTAGGACAAGGCTATAAAGTGATTGGTTCGTATGGTCATATTACACATCTCTCAAGTTTAGAACAAATAAACATTAGTGCTAATTACAAACCTAACTTTAAATTAATTGAAAGCAAGCAACCGCAAATAGCCAAAATCAAGAAAGCAATAAATGGATCACACGAAGTCATTTTGGCTACTGATGATGATCGCGAAGGCGAAGCTATTGCCTGGCATATAACACAGGTCTTTAACTTAGATGTGGCAAAAACAAAGCGCATAATATTTCATGAAATTACTGAAAAAGCAATCAAAGTTGCTTTGGCAAATCCTAGAACAATAAATATGAATATTGTTTATGCGCAACAAGGTCGCCAAATTTTAGATTTACTTGTTGGATTTACTATTACTCCATTATTATGGAAATCTATAGCGGCAAATAGTAAAAATTCGCTAAGTGCCGGGCGTTGTCAAAGTCCCGCATTGCGCCTAGTGTATGATAATTATAAAGCAATTAAAGAGTCTCCTGGAACACTTAGCTTTAATAGTGTTGGCTATTTTACTGACAAAAATATTGAATTTGTATTAAATAAAAATCATAATAGTCATGGTTCAATAAATGAGTTTTTAGAATTAAGCACAACATACGATCATATATTAAGTAAGGCAAGCGAGAAAACGCTTATACAAAGTCCACCATCTCCTTTTAGCACATCCACACTTCAACAAGCAGCAAGTAATAGCTTACATATTTCACCTAAAGAAACTATGAGCTATGCGCAAAAATTATATGAAGATGGACTTATTACATATATGAGAACACCAAGTAAATCTTATTGTGAAGATTTTATAGAACAATGTAAAGCGTTTATTAGTGTAAAATATGGTGCTTATTATGTTGCTAATTACGATGACTTAAAAGCGCTAACTTGTTGCGCAGCAATGTCTTCAACATTAGAAGAGGCACACGAGGCAATTCGCCCTACAAATATAGCACTTGAAACACTTGACAGCGCACACTATAGCGCAAAACACATTAAGTTATATAAACTAATATATACTAATAGTTTGGAAAGTGTTATGTCTAATGCTTGTTATAATCAACTTAATGTGTCTATTAGCGCACCACATGACTCTCATTATAAATATAGTGCTTTAGAAAATACTTTTTTAGGTTGGAAAATTGTTAATAATAAGAATGAAGAAAAACATTATCATTATTTGAAAAATATAAAAGAAGGTACTATAGACTATAACAAAATCATTTGTAAAGAGACGTTAAAAGACTTAAAATCGCATTATAGTGAAGCACAATTAGTTCAATTGTTAGAACAAAAAGGGATTGGACGACCATCAACATTTTCATCGTTATTAGAGAAAATACAAGAACGTAATTATGTTAAAAAAGAGCATGTTCAAGGAAAAAAAATAAATAGTACTGACTATACTTTGATTGAAGACAATATTACTAAAGAAACAAGCGCAAAAGAATTTGGTAATGAGAAAAATAAATTAGTCATTACACAGCTTGGAATAATTACTATTGAATTTTTAATAACACATTTTAATAAACTATTTGACTATGAATATACAAAATTAATGGAAGACGACCTTGACAAGATTGCTTTAGGGGCTAAAGCATATTATGAGTTAACTAGTGAATGTACTAGTTTGATGAATACATTAATTGAATCAATCAGTACAAATAATGATGACTCGACTAAGAGTAGTGACTCGACTAAGAGTAGTGACTCGACTAAGAGTAGTGACTCGACTAAGAGTAGTGACTCGACTAAGAGTAGTGAAACTATTAACAAATTACAAATTGCACTAGATGACAAACATACATATATAATAGGGAAAAATGGGCCAACGCTTAAATATACAAAAGAAGATGGAACATTGGGATTTTATGGGGTTAAAAAAAATATTGACATTGACTTATTAAAAGCAGGCCATTACACTTTAGAGGACGTGTTAGATAATACACAAGAGTCTATTAAAAACTTGGGAGTGTATAAAGAGGAAAGTGTTTATTTAAAATATGGCTCTTATGGTTATTATTTAGAATGCGGAGAGTTGCGAAAATCTCTCGTTAGCGTTAAAATAAATGTCCCTTTTAAAGAGTTAACGCTTGAAGATGCTATTACTATATTAGAAACATGCGACCCTGTTTCAAATAGTTTGGTGCGCTATATTTCCAATAGCATGTCAATTAGAAAAGGAAAATATGGTGACTACATATTTTATAAAAGTGAAAAAATGAAAAAACCGCAATTTTTAAAATTACAAGGCTTTAATACTAAAAGTGATACTAATTATTTAACTTGTAGTCTTGATGCATTAAAATTATGGATTAAAGAAAAATATGGTGTTTAATTAATTTAAACATTTGACTGATTTATAAATGAAAAAATTAATATAATGGCAAATAAAAATAGTACAAATAATAGTTTGTTTTTTTTATAAAGAGCTAAAAACCTATGTTTCATATATTAACTATAAACTAACACTATATTTTATAGTTTTTTATAGTTTTTTATAGTTTTTTATAGTTTTTTATAGTTTTTTATAGTTTTTTATATTATATTATATTATATTATATTATGTTAAAAAAACTTGCGCTTATTGCTTCATTATTACTAATATTAGACTTAACATATTTATTTGTGTTTAAAGATTTTATGCTGCCTATATTAAAAAATATACAAAAAACAGATGTTAAGATTAGATTTGTTTCTGCCTTAGCATGTTATATATTATTGGTTAGTGGACTATATTATTTTATAATAAGAAAAAATGCACCTGTTAAAGATGCCTTTTTATTAGGTGTGCTAATAAATGGGGTTTATGAAACAACAAATTATGCTTTTTTTAATGAGTGGTCGCCACTATTGGTGCTATTAGACACATTATGGGGTGGTATTTTGCTTAGCACAACAACATTTTTATATTATAAAATTGCTTAATTAGCACGTTGAAAACGAACTTGATTCCAATAATCAAACGCATTACTATAAAGAGCAACATAGCTAAGTCTGGCAGTTTCCCGATTATGTGCTTCATTGTTTTCATTAATAATAGCATTAGCGTCAACACTTATGATATTAGGGTTAGCATTTATAACATTAGGATTAGCATTTATAACATTTGGCTCAACATCATAATTATTAAGAGCATTAGCATTAATATCATTACTATCATCATTTATAGGATAAGGTTCGTTACTTATAAGAACACCACTACTGTCATAAACTCTTCCATAATGACGTGCTAACATTCTATTAATTTGGACTTCATTATTAGCTTGAACATTCTCTCGATATATATGCCTATTGTGATTAACAGTTTCTCTAACATTACTAGATGTTTGTGTTCCTGTATTGTGTATATTATATAAGCGTTGTAGTCCATTTACCAATCTTACATAAATAACCTCATCAATGTTAGAAGAAATAGTATCTAAATCATCAATCATAGTATGCATAGTTGATAAAAATTCTTGACTTTGTTCTGTGCTAGGTGTATGACCTGTCATTGATTTAGTATAAATATTAATGTTTTCATAAAAAAATTAGTTATCAATTTTTTTTAGCATTTTTTATCATTAATCATTTTAAAATTTTTAATCGTATGTAATATAGCCATCATAATCTATTTCACCGACAAAGCTCATGCTCGCGTTATCCCTTCTCTGAGCGCCGCTTCTATCCAATGCATACTATGATTGTTTTGATTATTTGCATTGCTATTTACAATATAAATAGCAGTATTATCACTATTTACTGGATAAACATCAGTATTTACTGGATAAGCATCACTATTTACAGGATATATAGGAATACCACTAATATCATTAACTCGTTCATAATGTCTTATTAGAGCGCTACTAATATTTTGGGATAGATTATTTTCTTCATTAAATATTTGACGTTGCTCATAGATCCGAGTATTTCTGTTATTACTCATATTTGTTTGTGTTCCTGTATTGTGTATATTATATAAGCGTTGTAGTCCATTTACTAACCTTAAATAAATAACCTCATCAATGTGGGGAGAAATAGTATCTAAATCATCAATCATAGTATGCATTGTTGATAAAAATTCTTGATTTTGTTCTGTGCTAGGTGTATGACCTGTCATTGATTTAATATAAATATTAATTTGATTAAAGTTTTCATAAAAAAAATAGTTATCAATTTTTTTTAAACAGTTTTTATCAGTTTTATATTTAGTAAAATATATATTAGTTTTAAGAAGTAATATATATGCGTTTGTTTAACTACTTCTCTCAAACTAAATTGTTTGTTAGTCTTTTATTGCGTAGAAATTATAATTCTATTACTCGTGTATTGCCTACAAAATATTATTCTATTAAAACTATAAAACAATATTATTATAACAACAATATATATTATGACTTATATAATGATTTTTGTAGCTGTTCGCAAGAATGTGATTTAAATAACTTAACTAATTTTAGTAATTTAAAATATACTAAATATAATAATCTTAGCGCAGAACATATCTTTCCCCAATCATTTACAAAACGTTATAACAAGGCAAATAAAGACATGCACAATATAGTTTTAACAAATTATTATACAAACAATTTACGTAGCAACAAGAAATTTGCTCATGCTGCCGACAAATCAGCAGCTCAAAAATTTTATGTTCCGTGTAATTATTCTCGTGGAACAATTGCTAGATCACTTGCGTATATGAAATATAGTTATCCATTATTAAATCTCTCAAATGTTATAGACAATGACATAATAACGGCTTGGAATGAGTTATATCCGCCAACAGAACTTGAACGTAAAAAAAATAATATAATATTTAAGTATCAAGGCAATAAAAATATATTTATTGAAGATTATAAAAAGCTATCTGCATTTATTAGGAATAATTATAATTTATAACAATTATAATTTATAACAATTTTAATTTATAACAATTATAATTTATAACAATTTTAATTTATAACAATTTTAATTTATAACAATTTTAATTTATAACAATTTTAATTTATAACAATTTTAATTTATAACAATTTTAATTTATAACATTTTTAAAATTGTTATAAATTTATAATACTTTATTATTCATCTTCAGCTGTTGACAAATCAACACGGCCACTTGGTTTGGGAGTTAATACAACAATTTCATTACTGTCATTATTTTCATTAATATCATTAATATTGAAATCTATTGGAATCAACTTATCACCTTTAACCCTACTAAGGGCTGATGAACTTTCAATCAGTTTTGTATAAGTATTGTAAGACTTTTCAAGGAAGTCTTTTGCGGGAACAGGTCTATTTTCCCTATTTAAAC